GGTTAGTTCGTTCGTGATGACGGGCGGGTCGGTATTCGTGGTTGCTGGGCCAAATAAAGCGTAATACTTGGGTATGCCCGTCGTAGATGGGTTTGGGTAGGCCGCTCTTAAATAGTTAACGTCTTTATTAAGCAGGTACTCATAGTTACCGCTATTGTCAATCACCGCGATGGAGTACGAAGCAAGAAAATCACCGGGGGCATTTAAATACATCGCCCGAGGGTCGGCTGGAAACGCACTCGTCAACGCGGTTACGTTCTTACGCAGAGAAGGAAACTGGACCGAGTTAAAAATCCGCTGCTCAGCCTGTTGGATAAACGTATCAATCTGCTCTTTGGAAGTATACGTGCCCGTGCCCCCAGCCGAATCCGTAAACTGGGTGCTTGGGAAATCGTTCTCGACGTATCCCTTGATGGTTTCAAAGAGCTGACCGTAGTTCATAGTAATTATTAACCCATTTTTCCGCTGATCTTACGGCCCTTAATGGCAGCACCGTATCCACGCATCTCACCAACCCCGTAAGGATTGACTGGGGGATAGTTGCCCTTGCTGTAAAAACCAACACCCATGTTTACCTTATTTATTTCCTCTGGCCCCGTCTCGGTCTTGGTGTAAGTGGTGACGTTCGTAGGCTTACCATCCATAGTGTGAGGGGGAGCATAGAGCTCGGCTGGTCCAATCTCTTTACCTTTAACCTTCATGCTGTACTTAGCCATTATCGACCCCTTCCGGCTGAACGCTGGTTCATGACCTTAGCCATACCACGACCGTATTTCTTCATGTCAAGGTTAGTTTTGCCGCCCGCCCGCAACCCTTTGTGGGCTTCGCTAGCAGGTTTAGCGGCGTGTTCTTTAAGCTTTTTCGCAACGTCTTTCATTTTGACCTCCTAAGTCGTAGATACCGTAACAGTACCGAGTGTTATACCCAACGCCAAGTTGTTTGGCGTCAGACCATCTGCATTAGCCCTAGCACCCCCAACCGGAGCAAAGCCCCATTGGAAAATTCTACTACCACCCGAGGGATCTCCAGATCCAAGCTCCCCTCCACCAGAGTCAATCTGCAATCCTGTAAGGCCAGCCTGTGAGTACGTCGTATCAGGCCGTGGATTGCGGATAGCCTGAGGGTCATTCACCGGATACATACCTAACTGCAACTGTGGCTGATCAGGCTCCCAGCATGTGGGGCACACCAGCAAATTCACGTTCTTTGTTTTAATGACAAGTTGCTTTAATTCTTTCAGTTTATACCTGAAGCCACACCTATCACATTGAGAAATGGCAAAGCGGCCTGACGCAAACTTGGTTGGCATTAGTAGAACATCTCCCTCGGTGCCAAACGCAACGAAGCCTTCTCACGATCTTCGGACGAGGCTAAGAGCCACTGCTCTTCGTAAGCCATTTTTAGCATCTCAATCCGATTAGCTGCCTCGGGAACCTTTAGGGAAAGATAATACGCAAGACCCGCAACCAAGCAATTGAGCATCCGAAAAGGTATATCTTGGGTCGAGGTTCCGTTACCTGCATCTTGAATCCTCCTTAAGCGCCAGTAAACAAAAGTGTAGAAAGGATTTGCAAGTGTTCCCTGATCTGGAGTAGGCCAAACATAAATCTCTGGGGAAGCAAGACCCGTAGGTTCGGTTGCCCCCGACTGTCGATCTATCCAGACTTGAATGGGTCGGCCTTGGGTATTCTTGTTGGGGATTGTTGCGTAGGTAGAAACACTAATACGGCTGATATTAATGTCGGTTTGATTAACGCCGCTTTGGGTGCGAATAACCTGGTCTAGCAAATCAATCGTATCTACAGGAAGGGTGTAAACAATCTGCCCCTGCACCATAGGAATCGAGCCTTGCTCAATTGTCCACAGATTGATGCCTCGGTTGGCCCACTCAATGGTCAAAAGGTTTAGGGACCGACGAGCCGTTCGATGCTCATAGCCAGTACGTACCTCAACACCGCAGCGCTCAAAAGCCTCCTCGATAATATCGTTGAGGTCTAAATTAAATGCGTTGGTGCCAGAAGTAGTCACTTCTTAAGTCCTTTTAAAGTTTGAGCCAGACGAGCACGTTGGCCCATCTTACCCGGCTTTTTAGCTGCGGCAGCGAGTTTTCCAGCGGGAATCTTTTCGCCCTTCTTCACGCCAAGCGACTTACGCAAAGAGCCAGGCTTTTTAATGGCATCTTTTATCCAATTCTTAGCCATTATCGAAACCCCGCTGTCTTTCTAGCAATGCTCTTTGGTTGTTTAACAAACTGCTTACCCTTAGCTTTACCTGCCCGTTTGGCCCTTGAAGTAGCTGCATACTCGGCGGGAGATAATGACTTAATGGCTGATTCTGGTAGATAGCGCTCACCAGTGGCCTTTGGCCCCTGAGTAGAAGGTTTTCCACTCTTAGTCCTCCATTTTTGGTCAGTCCAATTCTTCAGACTTTTTTGCGGGGCTTTCAATCTTTTGCTGCTTCTTTTTCAAAAAGTTCAAAATCAATCTGCTCATCAGTCATATGTTCGTCAACACCACAATCACAAGGGCCGTTGTCATACACAGGGCATGTTTCAGTGTGTTCAATCACGATAACCTCCTCCAGATTTTTTGTACTGCTGAGCCAACATTTGTGCCTTGCGGGCGCTCCATTGCCCCGGATTACCACCTTTACCACCTGCTTTGATCCGCTCAAAAAGAGCTTTTCTCATTCCGGGTTTAGTGTAGTTACCAGCCTCGTTGACCCGAGACTTGCCCCCAGCTTTGAAAACCTTTACTTTATTCGGATCGTCCTTGCGGGTGATCGTTCTGGCTTTGGGCATTTTGGATGAGTTTATATCGCCCATCCCTCGGCTCGGCATCATGATTAAGCCCTACCGCCGCTCTTCATCATTTTAGACATGCCGCCGCCAGCCATCATTTTAGCGCGACCACCAGCAGCCATCTTACCTTTTCCGTCAGCCGCAAAAGCTGGAACCTTATCGCCGTCTTTCATAACCATGGGCATACCACCGCTAGCCATCATCTTGGCTTTACCACCACCAGCCATCATCTTAGCCATGCCGCCGCCAGCCATCATTTTTCCTTTAGTTTTGCCTTTTACAGCAATACCGTCAGCACGCTTAGAAGCGCTGCCCGTGGAAGGTTTAGCTGTTTTAACGGTGCCCATTTTAGAAGCGCCAACTTTTCCTTTTTTGTCGTGCATCATTTCAATTACTCCTTGTACAAGTTGTTAAAAGTCACCTCAGGGTCCATGTACGAGTCATCTTGTTCCGCACATTGAATCCATTGGTTCGGTCTAAAATCAGGCGCTCCCTCACCGGTCAGCCAATAAGCAGGGCTGGTAGCTCGCACTCGATTGTTGGGTAAGGCCACTACATTTCCTGTCCATTTGCCTGCGTCCGTTAATACCAAAACATGGCTCTGTTTATGCTGGGAGGGGTCTTCGGAGACATCACTCTCGGCGTAGTCCACCGTAAACAAATATCTTCCAGTATGAAACTCGTTATCAATCTTGCACAACCAAGGCGAAGGCTGTGCCCTGGCGATCTTAACAATCCCGTGGTTGTACGAACTACAGTCCCAAGGCTGAGCCAAATGGGTCTGCATACGCTCGGGCCACTCTTCAAGGGGGATGTCACCCACAAGCGCAGTAATCGGCATCCTTGCCCACATAGCCCCGCCATGAGGGTTAGGCTCTCCTTCAGCCTCACAACCCGTGAAAATGATCTGAAAGCTGAGGCATCGGTCAGGTATTGTCGTGACAGCAACTGCCAAGCCGTGTATGTACTCGCCGTGATACTTGCTGTGCGCATGAGTAAACTCTTTCCTGACCCAACATTTAAAGTACGGAATGTTGCTAGTTAAATACATCAGACCATTTTTCCACGGGTTTTACCTTTTTTTGCAATACCGTCAGCACGCTTGGAGGCTGAAGACTTTACTGAACCGCCTTTTTTCATGCCCTTGTCTTTGGTTTCACGACGATATTCTGAATCAGACTCTCGGCCCACTTTATCAAGCCGATCTTTCATGTCTTTTGGTGCTTCACCGGCACGCATCATATCCATCATTTCTTCACGAACCGCAGCAGACCGCATCTTCTTATTGCCGCTAGTTTTTGTATCTTCTTTAGGAACTATTTTGATAGGCATTTCTATCTCC